CCCCTTTATCATAAATGGATAACCTTAACATACTCGTAGAAGCTAAAAGAGAATATCTCGGACAGCTTTGTATTCTCATGTGCCCGGTTATGATAGAGACGTTTGAAGAAATGTATGATGAAGCATACAAATTATCTAAGGGAAGAAAGGTTCTTGTAATGTACCAAAAACTTCTCAAAGAAGTGCCTAATTGGAGTGATGCTATGTCGAAACAACATTCCGATAACATAGCGAATAGATGTGCGTGGTTTAATGATTTACTTGCTGCAGTTTTTGTAAGCTGTGTAAAAATATTGTCAGCTGTTCGATTAAGCAAAGATAACAAAAAAATATCACTGAAACTTCCTACTAATGAAGTGTTCATTCAAATGTGTTATAACAAGGCCGCGGAATCCCTCTATAACGATCCTTACATATACCACGAAGAACAAAACGAACATTCGAGGAATGATAAACTTTTTGAACGTTTTTCAATGTGTATAGAAAATGCTGTAAAAGAACTTATCCCTGTTCAACAAATTTTACAAACTTACATGTCTCAAACACAAGAAGGACAAGATTTGGATTTGGGCGATGCTGAAGTCGGTGATTCTGAAGACCCAGAACTTCTCGAAGGTGATCAGGAAGAAGTGACTAATGAACCATTCGAAGGTGGTGGTGATATGCAAAACGAAATGCCCATGGAAGGTGAACAACAACAGGATGATATGGGTATGAATATGGGTGAAGAACAACAGGAACAGCCTATGGAAATACCCGAAAGTGAAGAACCCATGGAAACTAACATGGAACAACAATCGTCTTCTTTTTACGATAACGAATTCAAAACTATAAATACAAGTGATAGAAGACCTGTACAAAATCCTGAAGAAGGTGTTTTATTTTCAGATGCACCCGATGCTCATAGAAAAAAACCTCAATTATATTAAATGGAGTTTGAAGACTATTTAAGAGACCCAGCGTGGGCCGGTATAATTGCCGGTTCTATTACAGCAGGATACATACATTTTAAAGCAAAATTAAATAATGAAGGTAAGCTCGCTATGAGTGCATACACAAAACCAGCTGCACTTGTTGCTATATTAGTTTTTTTTATAGTGTCTAACGGTTTGGGTAAGAAAGAGACTATATCATCTGAACCATTTTAAATATAACTTAAAGATAGTATTACTATACTTATTACAAAAATGACTTCGGTAACAGCTTTCAATGAAATGATGAGTCAATTCATTGACGAATTGCAGCAAACTTTCCCAGAAGAGAAAGGTTTGAAAAAATGTAGATCTGCATTCGATCTTATGAAAGATACTAACCCAAGACTAGTTGTTGACGGTTTCATGTCTAATGTAATGCCTTATGCGGATAAAATTTCGTCAAAGGATGAAACATTTTTTATTGAAGAATCTAAAAATCTTGATTTTATGAAAGGTGTGAATTTAGAAAAACATTGGGGAGGGTGTTCTCAAAAAACAAAAGATGCTATCTGGCAATACATACAAACGTTGTATATGCTTGGTACAACTATCAAAACTATACCAGCCGACACACTTAATATGATTGAAAAGGTTGCCAAGCAATGTGCAGATAGTATGGGCGATGATGCAGGTAACATGAACGAAGAGCAACTTATGAAAACCATGCAGGGTATGCTCGGTGGAATGTTAGGCAACGGTAAAAAATAAACTCCTATTATATAAATGACATCGTGGTTCGACGATCCTAAACAGCTTATTCGTACAGATAAAGTTTTAAATTTTTGGCCATCCAGTACACAATCATCAGAAGAACGTGTAAATTCGGCAGCACGTTTTATAATTTATGCGACATGTATAATCTATTTAATCAAAAGAGACGTGCGTATATTTGTTATAGGTGGTACAGCACTAGGCGTACTTTACATAATGGAAAAATCTAATATGGTTAAAGAATCTCTTAACAGAGGTAAACAACCAGAATATAAATACGGTCAGTGTCAATTACCAACAAAAGATAACCCCATGGGAAATGTTCTCATGTCTGAATTTGGTGATAGACCAGATAGACCATCAGCTTGTTATTACCCAACCGTGAAAACAAGTGTTAATAATTTAGTCACAGACGGTGTTAAATATGGACCAGCTCGTTCGAGATCATCTGCCCCGGAACATCACAGAAATGCTATGTCTAGGCAATTTGTAACTGTCCCAGACGTTGCGTTAACGGCCGATTCGCATTATGAGTTTATTCATGGGAAGAGAGAACCAACGTGTAGACAAAACCCACTTTTATGTAACCCAGATGCAAGAGGGGCACAGCTCGAAGCGTTTAGAGGTTTAGATCCAGACGGAGATTCTCGCGTTCATGGAAGTAGAGCGCCAGCTACATTTTCACCTTAAATATGTTTTTTTAGTTATTAGTAGATACTCGATTTGCTTAAACAAAATCTTTTGTAATAGTAAATGGCGTACCAACTCCAACCAGGATTGAAAATAGTCCAAGATAAAGCTATCCCAACTACGTGTGCAACTGAAGAGGTTTTTGTATATCCTCAGCCCAGTACATTGAATTATGGTTCTGCGAGACCAAATACCATGTTATACGGAACTGCTCCATATATGGCAGGTAAAGGGTCTCCAGCTCAACATATAGAAGTGAGCGACGCGCTTCGTCCACAATCAACTACACGATTTAACAAGGTTTTAGCGAAGACTTATGAAAAGAATTTCCACCCACTTCAACATGTCGAGTGTAAAGTTCCACTCAGAACTCAAAGTTATGAACCTGCGAGTACACGAGCCGATGTACAAAATGGTATGTTTGGTAAAAGGTACATGAATAAAAATGTTAATAAGAAATAAGAATGGCTGACCCATTATCGATTTTTGCTATAGCAGGATTAGTTTATGCCGGTCGTAAACTTAGTAAAAACTCAGAAGAACAATACACTCTTCAAGGTGCTCAGATAGCAGACCAAGTTGACGTTAGACCAGAATCTGATAGAAATTTAATGATAGAAGATGAATTTTTAGGACAAACTTCACCTCTAGTTGAATCTGAATATAGCTCTAAAACGGAAGTTTCGTCGTTCGGTGATGTATCTCAACAAGGTAGATCGTCGGGTGGTGAAGTTTTGGAAATGAGAAATAGAATGTATGATGGAGGAATTATGAATAATCTTTCACCAGTTGAAAGAACAAATGTAGGACCCGCTCTCGGTGTTGGACCAAATGTACCCGCTATGGGCGGACATCACCAACTTTTCCGTATTAACCCAGAAAATGTTGGTGCGTATAAATTGACAACTTTACCAGGCAGAAGTGGTCCCGCCTTTGACGGTAAAGGTGGTCGACGAGGTATTGCAGGAGAATTGGCTCACAATAGACCAGAGAAAACTGCATATCTCCCAGATCGTCTTCCAAATGCAGGTGGGAGAGCACAAGGCTTTTCGGGTAGAACAACACGAGCTGAACACGAACGAACAAAAAGAACAACAAACAGATCGGAAACCGGTTCTCGAACCGATACACTTTCTACAGCCTCGGCAAAAAGAGCAGTTTCGGCACTTACACGAGCTGCTGAACCAACGAGGAACAAGAAGGATGGTAATATGGAAGCTTACCAATATCAAAACAACCCAGCGCCAGGTATTCATAAATTCAGTCACGGTTACTTGAATTCTCCAGGTTCTAAAATTGGTGAAAAGCGTGTATATGGGGATGCATATACAGCGGGTGAACTTAGTAAGTACGGATTTAGACCAGATGACAGAAGAGGTAAGGCGGGTCGTGCAGCTGGTCCAGGTCGTATGAATGTTCGCGCCGATCCACTTAACCAAGGTGGTATGGTTACGAGTGTTCGTTCGGATACAACGCGCATAGATGGTCGAGTGAACTCACCAGACGGTGGTTGGACTCAACATTATAAAAATAACGATTATCATCAATTCAACGCTTATAAGGGTAATGCCAATCCTAATACTACCCAGGCCGGTTTGGCAGTCGCTAAAAGACAACTCCAAAATAACCCTCTTTCGCATAGTCTTTGTTAATTATTTTTGAATTATTAAGTTAAAACTCTCATTAAAATAATACTCCGTTATTTTAATGAAGGTACATACCTTAGATATAGATAGTGGAGAACGCGACCCTGTATCTTATCCTAATCCAAGTGATTATGTTGTTAATTTAAAAACTCCTATTTACAATGTTAGTAAAATATCGTTAATATCAGCGCGTATTCATAATAGTCAGTATCTCGTAAACGATAGAAATAATACGTTCACTATTAATAGTTCATCTACTAATTATGATATAACAATACCAAACGGAAACTACGATGGTAAAGATTTAGCTTCTAATGTTATTGTTAATTCGAATGGTATGTTAACTACATCATCATACGATAAAGATACGAATGCTATAACGTTTGAGGGTCCAAACCAATTTAGTTTTGATTTCTACAATGGTACAAACGGGTATAAATCGAGTGTGAGTGGTAGAACAACGCCACACGATGTGTTAGGTTTAACCGCGAGTAATGTATTTTCTACATCTACTTCACCATATACACTTGAAACTGGTAGTATTAATTTACAAGGTGCAGATGCTATTATAGTTAAACTGAGTAGTGGTTCTGATGATTTTAATAAATCTATATTTTCAGATTTACCTTTTTATACCGGCCGGATACTTTTGTGCGGTGACGTTATAAATTATTCGGGCGTGGACGATGCGGTAGAACACAATTTTGATTCGGGTAAACACAAAACGATTTCGAAGTTACGTGTTCAGTTTTATTATAGTAGTAATAATCGTTTAATACCATACAATTTTAGAAACGCAAATCATATACTAAAACTTGCTGTTACATGTTCGACTGATAAATTTGTTAATATACCTAGATTAACTACGGAAGAAACTGCGGAAGAAACCATGACTGAGTCTTTGAAAACACCTATGAATATCCTCGAAAAAGAAGAAGAGGATAGTCATAAATGGGATGCATTTATATCTATATTTTTGTTAGTTTCCATGGGAATATTTTTATTACTTATAATTAAAAAACCCCAAAAAGTTACTTCGTAATGGCGAAGACTGGTTGTTGTGGTCTTTGGACCTTGGAAGACACTCTGGAGATCGCCAAGTAGACGAAGATAGACAAGAGAGTCGTAAACAAGGCTGTGAGCGTGTAGTTCATACCGCCGTTCTTGTTAACCTTGACAACTTGGTTGACGACCCATCTCACCAAATCGACCCACGAGAGGGCGGCGGCGAATGAGAAACCCGCAACAATGGCGTTGAGGGATTGACCTTCGAGTTCACGAGCGACGAGCATAGCAGTTTCTTGAGCAGACATTTTTTATACTATAAATATAGATTTTATTCTGGGAAT